CGGACATCCCGGAGGTAATCGCCGAAGCGGGAAATGACCGGCCCGACATCGACCCCAGTGGTAACATCCTGCGCATCGAGCACGACGATGGCTCTGTCACCATCAGCCTCGACGGGAAGCCACTCAATGAGCCGCGTGGCCAGATTGGCGGCGGCTGGTTCGACAACCTCGTCGACGAGATCGACAACACCGAACTGTACCGCATTGCCGACACGCTGATGCGCGGCGTTGATGACGACATCATAAGCCGCCAGGAGTGGATTGAAGACAGGGCGACAGGCATTGGCCTGCTGGGCCTTCGGCTTGAGACAGTAGGCCTCTCTGGTGCGGGCGACGGTGCGCCCGTTGAGGGCATGAGCAAGGTCCGCCACCCGCTGCTGTTGGAGGCCGTACTGCGCTTCCAGGCTAACGCCCGTAGCGAGCTGCTGCCAACTGACGGCCCCGTAAAAGTCCGCAACGACAACAACAACGCCAATCTGCAGCAAGACCAGCTTGCGCGGTCGCTTGAGCGGGACTTGAACCACTACCTGACTGACACGGCCTCCGAGTATTACCCTGACACTGACCGGATGCTGCTGATGCTGGGCTTTGGTGGGACGGCCTTTAAAAAGATCTATTTCTGCCCACTGCGCAACAGGCCGGTTAGCGAGACGGTCGATGCCGACGATCTCATTGTCAATAACAGCGCCACCGATCTACGCAACGCCAAGCGCATTACGCACCGCACGTACCTCAAGCCGTCAACCGTAAAGCGGCTACAGCTTCTGGGCGTGTACCGCGACGTTGACCTTTCGCAACCCAAGGCCGCCAACCTTGACAGCCTACAGCGCGCGGAGCGTTCGGCTCAAGGCGTTGTCGATATGGCAACAAACCCCGACGACCGTGACCGCGAGATCTACGAGTGCTATTGCGAGCTGAACATCAACAACTTTGAGCACAAGTGGAAGGGTAAGGAAACCGGCCTCGAGATCCCCTATCGCGTAACGATTGACGTCTCGACTAAGGAGATACTGTCCGTCGTTCGCAATTACGAGGAGACGAAGCAAGAGCTGCCCGAGACCCGTATGAACTTTGTTAAGTACACGTTCGTGCCGGGGTTTGGCTTTTACGATATCGGCCTGCTTCACATCCTTGGCAATACGACGAACGCCGTCACCGCCGGATGGCGCGAGATGCTTGACGCCGGCATGTTCGCCAACTTCCCCGGATTTCTTATGGCTGACACGGGCGCTCGCCAAAACACCAACATCTTCCGCATTCCGCCAGGCGGAGGCGCGCTTGTAAAGACGGGCGGAATGCCGCTCAATCAGGCAATCATGCCGCTGCCATACAAAGAGCCAGGGCAGGCCATGATGAACCTCATCCAGAACATGGTTGAGACCGGGCAGCGCGTTGGGGGCACCGCAGAAGTGGCCGTCGGCGAGGGGCGCGCGGACGCTCCGGTAGGCACGACGCTGGCGCTGATCGATCAGGCCACGAAGGTGATGAACAGCGTCCACAAGCGGATGCACGCGGCGCAGGCGGAGGAATTCCAGCTACTCGTGCGCTGTTTCCGCGAGCATCCTGAAAGCTTCTGGCGCTGTAAGAACAAGGCGTCCTACCCGTGGGATGAGAAGACGTTCCTGCAGGCGATTGAGGATTGCGATCTCGTCCCACAGGCCGACCCGAACACGTCCAGCCAGACCCAGCGCATGATGAAGATCATGGGCCTGAAGCAGCTTCAGCAGGCGAGCCCCTCGCTGTACGACCCCATCGCCATCGACACTGCCGCCTTGCAGGCGATGGGCTGGAGCAACCCACAGCAGTTCATGGTGCCACCCTCTGCACTGCAGCAGACGGAGCCGCCGGAAGTCCAGTACGCGAAGGCGAAGCTGGCCATCGAGAAGCAGAATGCTGACGCCGGCACGCTGCGGGCTCAGTCCGATCAGGCGCGTGCGCAAGCCGACGTGCAGAAGGTCATGATGGACGCCGGCGGCGGGCAGCCTGGCGCTGAGATGGACCCGATGAAGGCGGCGGAGCTGCAGATGAAGGGCCAAGAGATGGCCATGAAGCAAGAGGCTGCAGCGAGGGACGCTCAGGTGACGGAGCTTGAGATGGCAATGAAGCGTCAGGAGCTTGGCGTGGACAGCCAGAACCGCGAGCGCGAACGCGAGAGCCGTGAGAGGCTCGCCGCCGTGCGCTTGGCGCAGGACATCGCGAAGAACCCGTCGGGCCTGCCGATCATCCAAGGCATGCTTGACCCCGACATGCTGCAGCGCCTGCAGAGCAACGAGCCCCCGCTGACGGAGCAGTAAGATGGCAGACGTCTCGAAAGCCCTCAACGTCGTCCGCAAGCTGAACCCTATGGGCTTCTTCTCGCGCGCCGCCGAGGCTGCCAATGAGATCCCGCAGGCCAAGGGCACGGGCGAGCAGATGCGCAAGATGCTCTTGGGCCTCAAGGGCGTCAAGGAGAAGGAGCTAAAGGCTACGGGCTTCAACGACTGGATTAAGGACAAGAAGAGCGTCACGCGCGACGAGATCGCCGAGTACTTGCGCCGCAACGAGGTGCAGTTGGGCGAGAAGACGTTGGGGGCGGACCCTGAGATAGCGTCAAAATCTCGCGCGCGAATTGAACGACTTGCGGCAATCACTAAAGAAACGGGTGATATCTCCAAGCGTGAGCTTGCCGCTGGCCGCGTGCCAGCGGAAACCCCGCGCTGGAAAGAGCTGGAGAAAGAATACTACTCAATTATCGATGAGAAATTTCCTGAAGAACTAGACCCCAAATTCCAGCAATACACGCTCCCCGGCGGCGAGAACTACCGCGAGCTGCTGCTGACGATGAAAGACCCCCAAGGTGTGTTCAGGGCTCTCAACCAAAAGTATGACGACCCTATCGCCGAGCTGACCCGCAAGCATCAGGCGCTGAACGACGAGGTGAAGCGGATTTACGCCGACCCGACCAGCACCGGCAATGACTTCGCCCGTGCGCAGGACTACGCCCGTGACGCCAATGGTGAGATGAGAGCGTTGATCCTCAAGCGCGACCGAGAAGTCGCAGCGGCGCAGCAGATGGAGCGCCCTTATCTTTCTCCGCACTTCGACAACGAGCCGAACGTCCTCGCGCACATGCGCATGTCTGAGCGTGTCGACCCGGAGGGCCGCCGCGTGCTGCATTTGGAAGAGGCGCAGTCGGAGTACGGGCAGAAGGGCCGGAAGGAGGGGTTCGTTCAGGCTCCCGGTCAGCTTCCGCAGGGCTGGTCAACCCATCAAAACGCCAATGGCGATTGGTACGTCATCGACAACAACAACACGCAGGTTGGTCTCTACGGCTCCTCAGAGGCTGAAGCGATCCGCTCGGCGACGACGCGCAACGGACACACGGGCGGCCTTCAAACCGCCCCCTTTGTTGAAAATACGTCGGATTGGACAGATCTTCTTATCAAACGCGCCCTGATAGAGGCCGCGCGCGGCAATTACGACGCCATCGCGTGGACGCCGGGCGCGCAGCAGGCGAAGCGGTATGATTTGAGCACTCACGTTGATCGCATTGCCTACGACCCAGAACTGAAAGAACTTAGTTACGTTCAGAAGGGCGTAAATGGTTGGCAAACACACCCAGAAAATCTTGAGCCAAATGGCCTTGCGGCAGTTATTGGCAAGGAAGCCGCAGATAAGCTTTTGGCGCAAAAAGTTGCCCCGTTGAGCGGCAACCATGTTTTGGAAGCGCCTGATATGGTTTTTGGCGGCGAGGGCATGATTGGCTACTACGACAAGATTTTTCCAACGCAGATCGGTAAGGTCTTGAAGGACATCGACGAGACGCCGCAGTTTGGGACGGTCAACATTAACAACCCCGCGCGCCCGTCGACATCGAGCCGCGAAGTCGACGATTTGTATCGCGAGCTGGCTGGCGAGGATCCGCCCGCAATGGTTGGAGGCGGAAACTATACCATCCCCTCCATTAACCTGACGCCTCAGATGCTCGAGAAGATCAATCAGGGTCTGCCGCTCTTCACCATGATGCCAGCAGCCGTGGGCCTCGGCGCTGCCGCGTCGCAGATGCAGGAGGGGGAAAACCCTGCGGTTGTCGAGGAGCAGCGATTTGCGAAAGGCGGCAGCGTCAATCGCGCCCTGCGCCTGATCCAAGATCAATACCCGACCCACTACCTGCCCAACGTCGGGCGTCAGGTAATGCAGGACGGGGGCGCGCCGGAGGATTACGTCTCCGCGCAGGGCCGTCGCCGCAACACGCTCGACGAGCTGGGCGGCTTTGAAGATCGTCCGGTCATGGACCCAGAGACAATGGGCCAGAACTGGGCGAGCGCCGTCGAGCGTTTTCGCAGAAGTCCCCTGCGTGAGGGCGAGACCGTCGCGCGTCCGTTTACACCTAGCGTTCGTGA